AGATACTCCGCAGTTACTCCCCAGATACTCCGCAGTTACTTTACCATTAAAAAAACAGTTTTATATTTATTCTTACATTAAAAACCTATTTTTTAATTACTTCCGTATCATTAACTACACTTTCTTTAACTTCAATGCTTTAATAGGATCTACAGGTCTCTTAGGATCTTGGATCTGTTTATATTGATAGAGTAACTTAGCATCCCTGTGCTTATTCTCCTCTGTGAACTCCTTATACGTCTTCATTTCGGGCGCTGTCCTACTCGTAAAAAACCTCGGAAGTAATTAGAATTTTACTGAGGATCTAGGTATCTACCTGTCTGTGACTTATACTCTGAAATATCATTATCCCTTCTATTCTTCACATACTCTAATTCATTCCAATACCATCGGTGACATACTACCAGAACATGAATCTTTTTATGTTTCTCTTCCTTTGTATACTGACAACGAGGTTTATCCTTAACTGCTACTTCTATACTTAGATATTCATCAGATACAAAATAAATCCAACCTTCTTCAGTTTTGTTATTATGGTTCCACCTTATGTAATCATCAACTCGCGGAGTATAAAGCATATTCAAGAGGGTTCAGGTTTAGTTGCATTGCTGAATATGGAGTAGTAGAATTTATATCTACTTTATCTCCGTGTTTGGTGGAGTTAATAGGGGCGTGATAGCATTTTCTTTTGGGGTTGTAGAATCCCCAGATACAGCGACAAGTGCCACCGTTATTGAAAACAAACCCAGGATTAGATACAGTCCAGATTGATACAAGAGAACCTTTTTTGCGAACTTCATATTTGTAACCGTTTGGTGGATCGTGAATAAAACCTATGTCATTCAGGAATTGCTCGCAATCGTCCAGGGTTGAGTCCTTCATTTTCAATTAACCAAAGTAGTTTTTCCTTTGTTTGTTCACGGGTTAATCCTGAATAATCTTCAGGGCGTTCACCTACTTGCTCCCATCCACTCGTGGCAAGTTCTTCTATCCTATAAGTTGTTTGTTTGTTCATGTCGTAAATTGCTCTACAATACAAGATTCATGGTCATCGACCAATCCATATTTAGGAGCATTGATGATATTCTCATTGCTCCTCTTGGTTTGATTCTATTTTATCAGCGATTGCGAGATTAGTCAACTGCCTTTCCAATTCATAATAAACAGGATTTAGATGCATAAACATATACTGCCTATACTCATTATCCTTAATCAATTCAATGATGTTCTCAACTTGATACTTTGCTAGGATTAACTTAGTGATGTCATCCATGACGTAACCTGTCTTCGTACATCTTTATTTTATCAATTAATTTGTAATGGTCAACGCTGGGGGCAACATGTTCGCGACCCTGAGCAATAATATAAGAACTGGTAGAACGTAAAACATGGCGTAGATACTTTAATTCTTCAGCATTAAAATTCACATGAACTCCTGCATATAATAATCTACTGTTACTTCTATCTCTGCTGCCTTATGTTCTAATGCTGATTGATTGTACTTTCTCACTGCCTCGCGGCGGATGTAATTCTGCATCTCAACATCAGCATGTTCCATGAAATCATCAAATGCTTTCATAAACATTTCAACGTCTTGCTCATTCATAAGATGCTCTTTGTCAAAAGGAAGGTTCACAGTCATAAGTCAAACAAACAGTTGATTGGTCCATATTATCATACACTTCTTTCAAACGATTGTGAAGTGATGAAGCACTACCATATTCTTTCGCAATTATATTTTCATCGTGATGCGATAAGAGTTGTAGCGCAGATAGAATTACTCCAAGTTCGTGGACATTGAGTGGAACCCGTTTTTCGTGAGTCATTTTACTTACTGAACTCTACAACTCTAATTATATCACATCAATCGCCGTAAGTCTTCTACTGCTCCTTGCATCGCAGAACGTGCGAATCCTGTCGCATAGGGCCAACCTTCCTCCTTTGGATTCTCTGGTGCCGTGTAACAAACATTGATCGCATCTTCCAGGCGTCCGATGATAAGATTCAGTTCATCCTTGGTCACATTCATGTCACACATTGGTCATTTGCTCCTGTTGTTTGCGAAGAAAGGCGATGTGTGTGTTAATCTGTTGAACCTCTTGCAGAAGTTTTAACTTACGCTTTGACAATGCAATGATGCTTCGGTCAAATTCACCGATGCTGATTTCACGTTCGGTGGTGTTCATTTGGTTGCCTCAAATGCAGGGATGATTGTAATCTCTTGCCAGTTAGGATACTGATCCATTGCCCACTTCTCCAGTTTTTTATTCTGGGATTTGATACCCTTTTGTGTTTTAGGGCGTGTAGGCATTGTCCTGAACACTGACAATGTACCTTCGTCAGTTCTCACTGAAACCAGATATTCTGCCGTGGTGGTATTCATACCAGTGCCTCCAGTTTAATACCTTTCTCAGCAAAAGCATCAGCAACAATACCACACAGAGCACTTTCTTCAAAGTCACTCATGTCCCACAATTCCGCAGCAACTTGAATTGTTTCCTGAATTTGCTCAGAAAGTGAGAGCAATGCGGTAAGTTGCTCTTGATCAAATGAAACAGTTTCAGACATTTCGTTTTCCCAGAAGTCGATCCAATCAGAAGATGTAGTAGCAGTGATGGTCATCAGTAGTGCGCCTCAGAGGTGTCCAGTTGATCAGTCCATTTTGAAATGCTATCGTAGCACTTCTTGTAGTCTACAAACTCATAAGAAAAGTTGTGAAGAAAGTAAAAAGCATAATTGATGCGATTCTCAGGGACTGCTAGGTGGCGGTCGATGGCGCGGGTCATGCTCTCCTTTGCTGTTGAACTTATTGTAGGGCATGGAAGGAGTGGTGGAACCCCTCATATACCAGATCCTCAACTGGCACAGTCAAGGAAGTTTGGACACCATGCTGTTGTATATTCTTCATCGCATCCTTTCGCATCAGTGAAAGTATCCAACCATTCTGCATACTCTTCATAGAGCGCACGAATGTTACCAACATCTTCAAGTTGATCTGCTTCAACATAACTGGAGCACAATGCGATGATGTGCTCACATTGATTCTCAATCATCTCAACACGTTGGTCGTCAGTGAACTCAGTCATAATCCTTTGCGGGTACTTTGTAATTGTAGCATAAGAGAGCGCCGTGGGCGCTTAGGTGGACAGTTTCTGAAACCGTCCACTGTTAAAATTTACTGCGCTGAACTCCTCCCGATCAATCATTTTGAACATACCATGAGCATTGCTCCTAACATAACCCTCACCATCAACTTTGATGCCTTTCATCACTGCCTGAGGACCATTATTGCTACAAATTGATAGCATATCCATCTTAATCGTGCGAACTAAGTTCCAAAAACGCATTAAGTTCAAATCACAGTCGGCAGCGATGGCAAGTGCCTCCGGGTCCAGGACGGCATGGATTCTAAGGAAAGTATTGATTGTTTTCTCAATTTGCCGTGCTTTCTTATCATCAACAAACTCACACAGTTGTGACATCGCCCGCGCAAACTTCACAATATCAATAAAGTCTTCATCTGCCATCCATGCGGAAGGTTGAACAAACTTACACTTACTTGTGCTTCTGAGGTTCAACTCAAAGTTCCAAGAACACAGAGGATGTGCCTCAGCATCACGAAGATCTCCATCAGTTGTGTAGAACGTATGTGGAGCGATAATGATATTCTCCTCCATCACCTGATCAAACACATAGGTGATCGTATTCGGTTTGTAGGTGTCACTACCACCGAAACCAATAAAATCACCTTGAACGATACCTTCTGTCTGTGGGAGACAATCAAGCGCACAATGCAGAATAATTGCTACTGCACCCTCATGGTTCTCATCAATCTCCTCATGAGTATGATTGATTTTGATTTTCACTTTGTTGAACACACTTTTGGTACCCACAAAGAACTTACCAGTCGCAGGGTTAGTGCCCCATACAATCGCAGGAGCACCGTCAATCTTAACAGAAAGTGTGGAAGATGCCAAGAACCAATCCAGCACAGATAGATCACCTGTGAGAATAGAATCTTCGGGATGTTGAAGGTGAAGGTTTTTCATTTCAGGAAAGAATGTGATCGTAGTCGATAGAGTTGATGCACCAACCTGTAGCAGCGGTGATTTCATCTACAAGGTCATCTTCATCATCAGCATACCATACATTTCTCAACGCTTCATCTACTGCTTCATCCATTTCTTCCTGTGTAACATCATCAACACCAGAAAAGTCGAAGTTGATGAACGTAACTCGGTATGCTTTAGGTTTCATTTGCCCACTCCATAATCATCGGCGGTTGCTTCCAGAGCACCAAAATCAGTCTCTTCTTCCAACAAATGTGGATAGTATTCTTTCACTTCTTCCATCAATTCTGTATCAGAATACTTATCATAACTCTCACTCATGTTATCATACAGAATTGCCATCATAGTCTTGATGTCCATATCATCCAGGATTTGCTGGATCATATTGTCTTGAAGTTCGGAACGATTCATGGTGTTAGGATCAGTGGGAAAAGAGATAAAGGACATCAGCAGTAGAGAGGCATATACTCTTCATGGGGAAGTTTGTCGGTGTTGTAGTTGGTAACTTCAGCACCTTTGGCAATGCGGGATGCCCACTCATTCTTGGCATCAATCATACCCACAACGCTGTAGGATTTCATACCATTAGCGCGGAAAGTAACACGCTTGGTGAAACGCTTCACAACAGTCTTCACACCTTTCTTCTCACATGCTTCAGCGATGAACGCTTCGGGGAAGAAGTCAACGATGGTGGCGGAGTTGGTCAGTTGCATGGGGTGCGTCCCTTGGTATGAACAAATTATAGGGCATCCAGCAGTGGATTCGATTCTCCCTGTGCCACTCCCTCATCCGCACACCGCTCTCTTGCGATTTCTGTATAGTCTGAACTAAGATCAACCCCAACAAAGTTTCTACTTTCTCTTATGGCAGCAACTCCAGTGCTTCCACTACCACAGAACGGATCAAGCACCGTAGAATTAACGGGAGAATAGATCTTAATAAGATATGCCATCAGATTGATGGGTTTAACTGTAGGATGATTATTATATTTGCCCTTCTCTTTTCTTGTAGCGCGAGGAGCATAAAAATACTTTTGATGAGCAGTTTCAACCTCCCCGATGATATTCATTGGGTAACGTCCCTTAGGATTAGCATCCTTTGTTCCATATTCTTGTTGTGTTCCAGTTGTCTTCCCTTCTCTACCAAATGTGCGTCGTTTATGACCATCAGCAACCCAACCCTTTGGTGGTTCTTTCTCCCAGGGGACACGGGTATTCTCTACATCAATCAAACCACATCCCCATTTTTCATGATTATCTTTGAGCGAACCTTCATAAGGTTTCTGACCAACAACAATGGGTTCATGAGCAGGTTTCAACCTATTATACTTTGCCATCTTAGTTGTAGTCATCCACATGATCTGATCCTTAATAATAAAACCAGCATCTTCTACATTACATGCCAGGCGATGATACAATTCTGGAGAACAGAAAGCAAGACAAAAAGCACCTGGGCGAAGTGTACGATACACCTCACGCCAGATGCTAACATCAGGTACAGAATAGTCCCAATGATCCATGCCCATACCATAAGGTGGGTCAGTAATACAGGAATGAAAAAAGTTCTCCCCGTAAGTAGAGAGAA